ACTCATTGGCGGACATGCCCGCCGTTTTAAAGGCATTTGAGGCGTAGTTCTGCACCGTTTGGGAAGCATCACCAAAGAGGGTGTCTACGCCGCCGACCAGTTGCTCAAAGTCAGCGTATGCCTCAATGACTTCTTTACCGAGCTTAACGGCGGCCGCTCCGGCGGCAAGAGCAACAGCACCCATTGCCGCGCCGACACCTTTTAACACTCCGCCCAGCTGTTCAAACTTTCCGCCGGATTTTTCAGCTTCATCGCCCGACTCTTTCAGTTCATCGCCGAGGTCGTCGGCACTATCCGCTGTTTCGTCCAGTTCCCGTTCCATACCATTGAGTTCGGCTTTAACGTTGTTAAGCTGAACAGCCCAGTTCTGGGTGCGACGGTCATTCTCACCGAAACTGTCGGCGGCATTCTTCAAGGCGGACTCAAGGGTGGCGATTTTGTCCTTCTGGGCGTCGATTGCCTTGTTCAGAACCTCATTACGTGCTGCAACCGCCGCTACAGACTTATCCTGCTTGTCAAATTCGGAGGAGACAAGCTTCATCTCACTGCCGAGAACCTTGAAAGACTGGTTGATGTCACGCAGGGCGTTTTTAAATTCCTTCTCACCTTCAAGGCCAATTTTCAAGCCAAAATCCGACATAAATCCACCTCCCTTCTAAACGAGTCCGCTTGGAATAATCTCATCAATCCCATACTTACGCTTTGGTTTTGCCAAACCATGAAATTGTTTATAGACCTCCCACTGGTCGAGCAGATGGCCGAGGGGCATCAACCAGACGTCCTGCTCAGAGCGTTGGAGGAGGGACACGCCGTAAAAAATCAGTCGGGCAAACGACTCTTCATCGCTTACCCGACCTTCGCGTTTTTTGACGCGCTACCCCCAGCGCACTCTTCCTCGCTTTCAATATGGCGTTTCGTTCCTTTATACATGGCGTCCATGATTGCATTCTTGTATTCACCCAACTCAAGCGGAGAGGTGAGCAATTCCACAGCTTCCTCTGTAAGCAGTTCCTGCTTTTCTGCAGGGTTTTGAAGGTTGTGAATCAGTACCGACTGATTGGCAAGCAGTGTGATGAGCCAAACAATCTCATCAAGCGCCATCTCAAAGTTTTCGGACTTCATCAGCTTTTCTCCTAAATTGGATAGCCCGCCGTACCGTTTGGCGATCTCTTTGGTCGCCTTGGTGGTAAGGAGCATTTCATACTCGGTTTCACCGATTTGTATCATTGCGCTTCTATCATCAGCCATTACGCCTCACCTCCACCGGAAACCGTGAAGACAGGCTCATAAACCTGCGTGTACCAACCAGAAATAACGGAAGCAGGTACGCTTGCATCATCCTCATTGACCTCCGCTTTCCACGGATGCTTTCCGTTGCCGTCCGGTTTATTCCTGCGAAGCACTGTCCCTTCCACGGTGGGTGTGGAAAAGGTGATGCTGTCGCCTTTGGTGGTGAGATTGGTCGCTGGGATGCCAAATACCACACGGTAAAGCCAAAAGTATCGGTATTTGCCGTTTGTCTTCTTTGCCCGAAAACCCACGGCGACAGGCGTACCGCCGTCCTCGCTGCCGGAAACCACCACATGGTTGTCGTCGATTTTTGCCCCGGTCAAATCCTCGGCTGCGGTGATACCGATATCGTCGATACCGAGGGAGAGTTTGCCGCTTTTGAATTCCTTCACGATTTCGGCGGGACCGTCGTCCGCGTAAAGGGTCGCTTCCGCAAGTTCGACGGAGAGATCCGCTTTCATCGCTTTTGCCAGTTGAATAGGGGTGCCGTAGGTTTCGATACCGCCTGCATCCTCTGTGATTTTTGAGTAATAGAGCTTATCCAGCCCGATAGTAGCCATAAAGATTTCCTCCTCAATTTGTTAATTGAACTCGCCATCAGGTAAACTTGGGTCCAGCATCATGCTGGTTGCCACGTCGATGGCGTAATGGTGATAACCGGTATCCGCCTCATATCCGACATACCGGCGGTCTGTTATGGTGAATTCTGCTCCTAAAAGAAGCGCTGTTATCTGCCTTTTTCTCCGGAGATAGTTACCTTTAGAAAACAGCGAAATCCGCACCTCGGAGACTTCGATAAGGGGATAATTATCGCCGAAAAGGGCGAACTTGTCCGTCAGCGGGGTCAGCACAAGGTACTCGTCGGGTGGGACGCCGGAAAAAACACCCGTCTCCACGGGAAGAACGGGCGAAAGTAAAGTATTCAGTTTAGCAAGTATGTTCATAGGCCACCCACCTCTGATTCAAACTTCGCCTTCATTGCCGACACCGCTGCAGATTTACTTGACGATTTGGCGGGCTTCAAGAAAGGCTTAGGCGCTTGCCCATGCTTGCCGTATTCCAGAATGTTGGCGATCTTAGCATTATTGCCGCCATCGCTCCTTGGTTCTGCGAAACCAACCTTGATATCCCAGCCGGAGCCGTCGCTCTTCTGTTTGGCGGGAGACAGGCCGAGGGAGCGTTCGAGTTCGCCTGTAGTGCGGCTTTCTTCCTTGGTACCTTGCCCGACTACAGAGGAGAGGTTGCCCCTAACCTTTGAAAGAACCACTTCGCCGCCCGCTTCCAGCACCTTGGGAATAATCTCATCGGTTTTTTCAGCAAGGCGGGAGAGCCGCTCCTCGAAGTCGGTCGGGAGTTTTATTTCAACTTTTGCCATCATTTCTCACTCCCTTCGACACGCTTGCACAGGCACTCGACGTACATGCCGCGTCCCCGCACGTCCTCCGCTGAGATAATGCGGTAACGCTCTGTGTCGCAGGCGATGATATGTGTCGTGTCAACTGCAAATCCCGGCACTTTACGGAAGCGGAACAGTGCGGTCGCCTCAGAGAATGCCGCCATGTTCGCCCAACGCTCCGAGCCATGTTTATCTTCTTTATAGGCACGGACAGAAGCGAGAACGATGTCGCCTGTGGTAACGAAGCCCTCTGCGTCCTTGACCGGGGCGGCGGTGATGATGTCAATCAAGGTGTTCATTTTTCCATAACTCATGCTCACACCGTCCAATCCCGGTCGAGTCTTAGAAGGAGATTGACCGTATTCCATACCTGCTGTCCGGCCTGCACATTATCCGCAAAAAAGCCGCCCGTGCTGCCATCCCTTGATTCATAGAAGTGGGACGATAGCATGATGACGGCCTGCTCTGTAGTAGGCGGCATCTGATGTTCGGTGTAGTAGTTTTCTGCGAGATGCTGATAGCTCTCGGCGTAACTGACAGCGGCGGAGATATACAGTTGCAACAGCTCATCGTCCGCCGTGTGTTCAAGGATGAGATTTGCTTTGACTTTTTCAAGCAGTGTCATGCCGCCACCGTCCTTTCATTATTCTTCTTCCGGTTCTGCGATTACGACAGTGAAGGTCGCTTCGGGATATCCGGATGCCCATAAGGTGAAGACCTTAGGCGTATTTATGATTTCATCGCATTTTAACCACATGACAATATCACCGGCTGAACCACCGACAGCAGCAGCTTCAGCAGCGTCAGCGGCTGTAAGTTGAGATCCGTTGTACTTAACCGCAGTAATGTCTGCAAGCCCTGTGGTAATGAGCATTCCAACCCACTTGTGCGTACCTTGCGCCGGATTAGAACTTGGAAAGGCAATCAACTCAGATATAGGTACAGCTACGGTAATAACACCGTCCTTAATGGTGATTGCCGCGACCTTACCTTGATTGGCGGTCAGATCATCACCGGTTGGGGTAGGTATCTTGGCGACAGAAACATTCCAAGAATCCGGAGTCATAAGCCCTGAATCTTTCAGTTTGAGTAGCAGAGCATTGAAATCGTCCTTGACTCCGGCTACGGTTGTAGCTGTGCTGGTCGCTTGGTTAATAGCAGAAGGAAGCCCCGTTACCGAGGCTCCCTCCTTGATTTCCAGCGTGCCGCCGATGACGGTTTTCTCGCCGCCCTGTTCGGTATAGTTCTTTGTGTTATAGCTCATATTTCACCTCCGTTAAGCTTTCTGCTGGAGAACCTTGATAGCCTCCGGCAGAATCAATTTGCCATCCACACGTTGGGTGGCAACGAAGCCCACCTGCCCGGTGACAGCGAAGAGTTCATTCAGTCGCTTAAACACACGCCCCTGACGGTCGGCTACCCAGTAATAACTGAAGTCTCCAAACACAATGGTCTTGGCAGCTGCAGCGATGGTAGGTACATATGCGGAGGTGTAAACAGGCCGGTTCAAAATGGTGTCAGGCGTGCCCGCTTGCAGGGAGGGCTGCCACAGATACTGGCCCTGCCCATCCTTTAACTTGCGGATGGCCTTTACAGTAGCATCGTTCATAACAAATACAGCTTTGTTGCGGTAAGGCGCCTTAAGCGAGTAGAACAAATCAAGCACCTCATCCATCGTTACGGCGGTAGCTCCTGCCGTGGTTACGCCAAGCTGTGCACCGCCAGTCGCAGCAAGGATGCCAGTGGGCTTGCCGGAGCCGTCGCCGGTAAAGAAGGCGTCCTCCTCTTTATTGCCGATGCGCCTTGCAAACTCTCTGGAAATGTAGGCTTCGAGATTGAACACGCTGTCGTTTAGGAGTTCCTCGGATACCTTGATGAGCGTACCCAGCTTGTAAGCGCCGATGGACACCTGGCCGAAAGCATCATCGCTGTCGGGGATGGTACCTTCTTCGTCGATCCACGATGCGGTGCCCTTGGATGCTACGACTGGAATTTTACGATCACCGGAAGAGGTGGTGATGACGTTTGCCAACCTGCGGAAGACATTCTCCTCGTCGAGGGCTTCCACAAGCGTGCGCTCGAATTCGTCGGGCACGAGGTAGCCACCTTCGGAGTCGGTGCCGATTTGCAGGGCGTTCTTTACACTCATATCAAGACCCTCGTTGCCACGAGTGCGCATGGCATTCCAGAATGCTTTTCTGTATTCGGCGGACGCACGGCCAGTCTTGTCTTCAATGGATTTGTTCGGCGCGCCCAAAATAGGAGCAGATGTAGGCTTGCTCATCTCAAGGTCATAGGCCGCCTGGCGTTCCAGACGCTCAATTTCCTTGCCGAGAGCGACCATGTCGGCTTCCATCTTGTCGTACTCTGCGGCAGCTTCAGCAGGAACAAACCCATCAGCGCCGCGCTTCTGGTCAAGGAACTCCTTTGCGGTGTTCCAGATTTTGTTGCGCTTCTCGCGCAGTTCAAGGATTTTATTCATTGTCATTACCTCCATAAATTTAGTGGATAATCAAATTGAGCCGCTTTTGAAGCGACTCAGCGAGTACGCCTTGCGGCTCAGGTTCGGGTTGCGGTTGTTCTTTGGTCTTTACCTTATCAAGCAAGGAATTGGTGACTGCCCTGCGACTGAACGCATAGGTCGGAGTGGCTTGATGTCTTTTGCTATCTTCCAGCACACCGTCAGCGAAACCCAGTTCAATCGCCTTGTTTGCGTTCATCCACGTTTCTGCGTCCATCCAGTGGGAGATTTTTGCTCTCGACTGATTGGTCTTGACTTGGTAGGCGTTGATGATGGATTCCTTGACCTCGTCCAGCATGGAGATGGCTTTTTGCATTTCGTCCGTGTCACCAATGGCGATGGTCAGTGGATTGTGCACCATCATCAGTGCGGTGGGAGCCATGAGGACTTTCGTGCCAGCCATAGCGATGACACTTGCCGCAGAAGCGGCGATGCCGTCAATCTTGACCGTGACGTTGTGCGGATAATCAATCAACATGGCGTAGATTTGACTTGCAGCGATGCAGTCTCCGCCGGGCGAATTTAGCCAGATGGTGATGTCACCCTTGTCTGAGAAGAGTTCCGATTTGAACATTGCCGGAGTGATTTCATCGCCCCACCAAGTCTCATCCGAGATCTCTCCGTCAAAGTAGAGGACGCGCTCGCCACTTTCGTCAGCATCACGCGCCCAGTTCCAAAACTTCTTGTTTTTTGCCATTAGCTTGTATCCTCCGTTTCATTTGGTTTGTATGCTGCTCCAACATCGGCCAGCTTGACCATGTTGCCGTTGACGAAGTGCAGATCGCCGCCTTCCTCGGCAGTCAGCAGATTCATATCCTCCAAGCCACGTACATCGTTGACCGACATAAATCCGTTTTGAATGCCTGTTGAATAGCCTTGCATACGGCTTTGGTAGTCGCCGCGAAGTAGTCCGTCGAGATTAAACTTGATAAAGATCGTCGCTTTTTCCGATGGCAGAATGAGAGCCTGCTGTAAAGACTGCTCCCACCTGACCACCCACGGGTCGAGGGTATACTTGACGAACTCTAAAGACTGCTGTTCGATGTTGGAGAAGCTGCTCTTTTCAAGGTCGCCGACCATATGAGGAGGCACTCTGAAAATACGGGCAATTTCATTTATTTGAAACTTACGTGTTTCCAAAAACTGCGCCTGTTCAGGCGGTATGGACATCTGATGGAATTTAAGACCTTCCTCCAAAACCGCTACTTTGTGTGCGTTTGCGCCTCCGAATTGCGACTGCCAGCTTTCTCTGAGCCTGTCGGCCTGTTCCGGTTTGATGACACCGGGGTGTTCCAACACACCGCCGGGGTTCGCTCCGTTGGCGAAAAACGTAGCACCGTAGTCCTCCGTTGCAAGGGCAAGTCCCACGGCGTTCTTTGCCATCGCAATCGGCGAGTAACCTATAAGGCCGTCAAAGCCCAAGCCGGGGATATGCAGGATATTTTCGCGACGTAACTTGACCTGACCCTTTTCACTTTGGTAGGTGTAGACCAGTTCGCCGCTTTCGTTTCTATCTACAGCCATTCGGTCGGGCAGGAGTGGATAGAGTGCAATAGGAAAACCCCTGCCGTCTCTGATAATCTGTGTGTAGGCGTTGCCCCAAAGTAAAAGATGACTCATCAGTGTTTCTCTGAACACAAATGAAGTCATCTCGCGGTTAGGCTCATCATGAAGCAGCCCGTAGAGGGGGTGCGACGGTTTTGTGGATTTGCTCCCATTGGCGGTTCGCTCATATACATGGAGCGGAAGTCCTGCCACCGATTCGGCAAGGATACGGACGCAAGCGTAGACCGCTGAAGTCTGCATCGCCGTCCGCTCATTGACCGCCTTACCGCTGGTTGTGCCACCGAAGAGAAAACTCCAGCCACCACCGACACGGTTTTTAGGCTTATCCCGTGAGCGGAACAACCCTGAGAATATGCTCATATAAATAACAACCCCCTTTCATCATAGACACTGTCGTTGATACCGCCGCCAAGGGTTGCCCTCGCAAGTCCCATGATCAGCGCGACCACACCGTCTATTTTCTCTGTTGATTTCTTTTTATTTGGTTTGATGTTTCCTGCAGCGTCTTGGTCGACGATGACATTACTCATATTCCAGTCGAGGACAGGATGTTTGCCGTGACGTATTTTGCCTTCCATCACAAACTGAAAGAAGTCCTTTGAAGGTGGGGACATGGAAATGAAACCCTGGCCGAACGGAAACACCGTAAACCCATGCTCCGCACCCAGTTCTTCAAGGTCGCGGCGAATCTTCTCCGCACCGTAGCGGTCGTAGGCGATTTCACGAATTCTAAAACGCTCCGACAGCTTGGCGATGAAAGCCACTATGTAGTCATAGTCCACCACATTGCCCTCGGTGGTGTTGAACACTCCTGCCTTTTTCCATACGGCATAAGGAACGTGGTCGCGCCTTGTCCGCAGGTCAATCACATCTTCCGGCAGCCAGTAAAACGGCATCACTGAATATTTGGTATCACCCCCAACCGGTGGGAATACCAGAACCAGAGCCGTAAGATCGCCGGTACTGGAAAGGTCGAGACCGCAGTAGCAATCCCGACCCTCATATTCTCCGAAGTCTATGTCTTCACCGCAGGCGTCCCATTTGTCCATAGGCATCCACCTGATATCGGCGTTGCACCATTCGTTCAGGCGGAACTGCCGAAAGTGCATCTCCTCGGCGGGGTTCTGTTTCGCCTGTTCATAGGCAGCCTGCACCGTTTCAAAAGGAATCGTTACGTCGATGGATGGATTGACCCGTCGCCAGACGGCTTCGTCATTCCAATCGTCATCTTCTTCAATGCCGAATACAGCAGGATAGAAGGACGGATCAATTTTTGAGCCGTCCATAACCGCTTTAGCTTTTTGGTGGATTTCATAACAGATGCTCGTCTTATCCCTGCCCGCTGTGGTGATGAGAAAGTAGAGGGGCTGCCGTCTGGCGTCACCTGTGTACTTGGTCATGGTATCGAACAGTTCGCGGGTCTGCTGGGCGAAGAGTTCATCAAATATAAGACCGGAAACATTGAAGCCTTGTTTGGACTTTGTTTCCGAGGACAGCACTCTATAAAAGCTGTTGGTGTGCGGGAATATAATTCGCTTGGTTGACGGCACGAGTTTTGACAGTTTTGCCAGATCGCCGCATTGCTCGACCATCGCTTTGGCAGTATTGAAAACAATACTCGCCTGATTGATGTCGGCTGCACAGGAGTAGACCTCGGCACCCGCTTCGCCATCGGCGAACAGGAGGTAGAGGGCGATTGCCGCCGCCAGTTCCGACTTACCGTTTTTCTTACCGACCTCAACATACGCCGTGCGAAACTGCCGATAACCGTCCTCTCCGACGATACCAAAAATATCACGGATAATTTGCTCCTGCCACGGCATCAACTGAAAAGGTTTTCCATACCATTCGCCGGTGGTGTGCTTGAGCATTGATATAAAATTAACCGCAAAATCCGCTCGACGTACATCGTATCGGCTGGTCGGCAGCATGAGTGGTGTTGGTTTGTATTTGAAATCAGGCACCGTCGTCCTCCTTTCGCGCAAAATAAAAGACCTCCGAAGAAGTCATCAAAATCTATCTGTACGAGAGACAGCCCCTTGTCGGGGTGTCTGTCTTTCGGTTGTTTCGTGTTTAGTTGTACTTGCTGAGGATGATGGTGTAGACCGCCTTGACCTCATCGGTGGGTTTGATATCCCAACCCCTGTCGTAGTTAACAACGTCGCGGCTTTCGCCGACTTTGCGAATGGTCAACTTTGAAATGCGACCACCTTCAATCCCGAACGGAGAGCTTTCCTCATAATGCTTGACCCAGTAGTTGTACTTGCTGCCTGTCGATGGGCAGTAGATAATTCCTTCACTCCACATTTTCAAGTTCCCCCGTCAATATCAGGTTTGCATATCGCTTGGTGTCCGTGGAAATGAAGTTCGCTAATTCGTTGAATCCCATCTCCATCGCAATTTTGAACACTGCTTTGGTATCGAACATATTCGTGCGCCCCGTGGACGCCACCTTACGACATTGTGCTTTGACAACCTCGGCTTTGGAAAGTAGTCTGATTTCATCCTCGCCAAAAACCGCTCCGAGATGTGAGCCGCTGTCCCAGATAATGAAAACCGTGCCTGTGTCGTCTACGAAGTCCACCGTTCCCGTGTCGCCGGGTTTCAGCTTGGCGTAGGGGTCAGTCATGGAAATCAGTTCAACACGAGCGC